TTTGCTAATGCAACTACGTTAAAGTTGACTGCTTACGGCAACATACCTGCTAGCCCAACCACAAATAGCAACCTTAAAATTAATGGTAGTAACGTAAGTTCAGCAGCGTATCGCAACGGAGGCGGTGCGGTTGCTGGACAGCATACTGTCACGTTGTCATTAACAAGCGGCTTGACATCGCTTGAATGGGGGTATCAGTCAGGAGGCGATTCTGGTTATATGTATGTAGAAAATATTGAAGTTGATGGTAAGTTGCTTGTAAATTCAGGTGTAACTCCTCCCAACATCCCATCCATCGCATCAACAGTAAGTGCTAACCCAAGTGCTGGATTTGCTATCACCACTTACACAGGAAATGGCACAAACAATTCAACCATCGCGCATAACCTTAATGCCGCTCCAGCATTTGTAATTATTAAAAACAGAGACAACAGTAATGCATGGGCAATTCTGCATACAAGTGCAGGCACGACAGGATCTACGTTAGACGGTAGTCCTGAGTACAAGATGCTCACCTTCGACAGTTCGAATGCGACTGATTACAGTAGTGACAACATTTGGGAACCTACAACTAATACCGTCAAAGTAAACAGCAATGGCACTGGCAACTGGGTCAATGGAAATGGTTATGGTTACGTCATGTATTCCTGGACACCTGTCGACGGCTATAGCAAGTTTGGTAAGTATTATGGCAACGCACTTGCTAGTGGTCCGTTTGTTTATACTGGGTTTCGACCGGCATATGTCCTAACGAAAGGAATCGACGATGCGGAAGATTGGTACCTTCGAGATACAACCCGTTCTCCCTCTAATCCAAGCGATGAGCCTTTGCGCCCTAACGACGCTGGTTATAATTACAGCGGCCGAGATATTGATATTCTAAGCAACGGTTTTAAAATTAGAACTGTCGATAGCCAAATCAATGAGGCCGGAAAATGGTACCTGTATGCCGCCTTCGCTGAACATCCATTTAAAACTGCACGCGCACGCTAATTAATTACTATGCTTAAACTTGATAACAAGCCCCTGTCTTATGACCGGGCATTTACACATGATGGGATTCAGTATCCCGCTAATTGGTTGCGTCTGTCCAGTTTGGAAGAGCGTAACGCATTAGGTATTACAGAAGTTGCTGATGCGCCTAGTTATGACCAGCGTTTCTATTGGGGTGTTGATAACCCTAAGGATCTTGATCAGCTAAAAACTAACTGGTCGAACCAGCAAAACGACACTGCAGGTACTTTGCTACATGACAGTGACTGGCGTGTTGTTAAAGCAAAAGAAACTGGAACTAACATTCCGACTGCTTGGAAGACATATCGAGCTGCTGTAAGGACTGCTTGCAATGCACGTCAAACAGAGATCGCTGCTGTAACCACTGTCGAAGAACTGAAGGAACTGTTCTTCGGTGCTGCAGAAGTACAACAAACTGATTCTGACGGTAAAGGTGTCGTTGATAGCGACGACAAACCCGTCATGATTGCTAACCCTAATCTTGCCACTGCGTGGCCTACATCACCATGATTACTATTATTCGCCCCATTCTTTTTCAATTTTTGCAGTCTGACCGTGTCAAAGCGTTGATTGTGGAAATGCTGGAACGACTTGCTAAAACAACCGATAATGATATCGATGATAAGGCAGTCGAATTTGTACGCAACGGACTTTTCCCTAACAAATAACTATGGCATCTAAATTAGAAATGCAAGATCCGAGGTGGATGCGGTGTGGAACCACAAATACCTTATCTACAGTCGGAGATACAGTAACAGTTTCAGGCTTGTATAAATTTAACTCAGGCTCTGGAATTTATATTTACATTGGAGATCCCGTAGCCTCTAATACCGCTATCAATCAATATAATGCGTCTATTATTGCATCAGCCTCTTACGTTGTCACTTATCAATATGTGGCGCAAGGGCAAATGATTAAATCAAATACAACATCTGGAAATTACCAATTAATGCACTCTATTTAAATTATTATGAGATATCCAGACGTTAAATTCATTCACTACGACAAAGAAGGAACTGTAGTACAAAAAGTTCTTAAGCATGAAGAGGTAGAGGCTTACTACCAGCAAATCCTTGATGCTGAAGGTGAAGTTATTTGGTACGGTTCAAAACCATATCCTCCTGAATACGTAGATTAAATGGAGTGGGCTAACCCACCTCAACTACCCTCTTTAAGCCTCCCTGAAGCCCCTGGATTGCCCGGTCCTGTACTTGGTATCCCAAGGGCAGAATTACCCTATTACAAGCCCTTAGTAGTGCCTCCTAGCGTACTTAAGGCTCCGGCAGGAGTAGAAGGTGTTAACAGTGATGAGTCTCCTAAAAAAGAGACAACTACACCAACACCTAAACCTCCTGCTCCTATAACTCCACCTCTCCCACCAGAGGCACAGATACTGGAGATTCCGTTTACGGAAGTAGAGGTTCCAATGCCTTCTACTATCATCATGACAACTGCAGTTACTACAGCTTTTATCTCTGTAGGTGCCACCCTAGTTGCTACTTCGTTGTTCAAATACATCGTAATGATCTCGAAGCCAATTATTAAACAGGCATGGAACAAGATAACGAAAAAAAAGCAGGATTCATTAAATTCGTCGTCCTCGTCTGGTCAGCCGGTCTCTTGACTGCAAGCTATGCAGGATGGATGCCAAAGATGGATCCTACTTATGTCGCATCAATACTGAGCGGCACACTTGCAACCTTCTCTATCTCACGCGAAAAGAAACAATGAAAAAGCTTTTATTGCTTTTGCTTCTTGCTAGTCCAGCTGCAGCACAACAGGTAACCCCGAACTTTACTCAGGGTTCAATGCAATCAACTACTACCACCACGATTGACATTGATCGGACGATTGAAACCGAAATCTATGGTGGTGCATATTCATCATGGTCTGGAACAAACGTAACACCAAGTGGAGATATAACAAATTCAACCACAACATTTTCAGTACACACTGCTGGCGATCAATTTCAGCTAGAAGTTGTGACCAGAGCAGCAGGTGTAGTAGAGACAATCGACATCGACGAAACAATCGAGTCAGTATCTACCACTACCTCCTTGTCAGTCTTCTCTCAATAAGTCCTGCTTACGCAGAAGACCCAAAGGTACAAAACACATCTAGCCCTGTAGCTGCGGCAACAGGCAACGTGACTAACCAGGCGGTGCAGTTCCAGAACAACGGAGCACCGTCACGTCAGTATTTTCATGGCAACAACAGTTGCAACGGTACGACGATGCAGTTCTCACCCTTTTATATGGGTAATGACACTGTACCTAGAGATTCAGATGGTTATGTCAGAAGCAATAACTTTGGCGTACAGCTGAATTTTTCTGTGCCGTTAGATGGTGGCATGATAGAAACCTGTAAAGCTATCGCCCGTAAACACGAAGCCAAAATGAGGCTTGATTACGAGCTAGTACGTGCAATTAAATGTACTGAAATTATGAAAGCTGGGTTTACATTTAGACCTGGCAGTCGTGTTGAAGTACTTTGTCACGACATCGTACCAATCGTAGCTCTACAAAAAGAAAAACAAACTAAGACTCCCAACTGGTAATGCTTGAAGCAACAGTGACGCTAGTCATCGCTGCTATTGCTGGCGGTGCAGCTTTAAATAATAGATTACATCAAAGAGTTAATAACGTGCATGACCGTATTAGTGGTCTTGACCGTCGTATTGACGCCATCGAACTAGGTGTTGCTACTGACTATGTGTCAAAAGCAGACCTTTCGGTCATGACTAAGCGGATGGAAGATCACATGATCCGCATTGAAAACAAATTAGATCAAATCGTATTGAGGAATAGTTAATGCACAACGGTAAGCAACACGACCCAAGCCGTAAAGGACCATATAAAGCACCAAACAACTACAACAAAAACAATAAAGGTAACGCACCTATTTCTAGCTATTTTGGTAAGCAAGCAAAGGGCAACGTCAAAAAAGCGTTTAACCAAGGATACAAGACTACCTAATTATGACTTACAAACTAGTAGATACCATTCGCGGCAAGGTGCTGCAAGAGTTTGACTCTAAAGAAGCTGCTGAAAAAGCACTAACTCATTCCTCTGTTTTGGATAACAACGTAGTTGAACTCCAAGCTCCTGCTCCAAAGAAGAAAGCCACCAAAAAGGTGAAGGCTGATGTCGAAGCAGCAGAATAAGGCTACAGAAAATCAGTTTAACGAACTCCATAGTCTAGTAACAGAAGAGTTTTTGAAGCGAGTCAAGTCTGGCGAAGCTACTACTCAAGACTTAAAAGCAGCTTGCGATTGGCTAGCTAAGAACGACATTAGCGGTGTTGCCTTTGAAGGTAATCCGTTGTCAAAGCTAGCAAGTGTAATGCCGTCTATTGACCCAGAATTAGTACAGAGCAGACTCTATGGCCGCAGGTAAAACGTCTACGTATTACAAGAACAACCCTGAAGCTCGTAAGAAAAGACTGAAGCAACAGGCTAAATACAACAAGACAGCAAAGGGACTAAAGATCCGAACTAACGCTAACAAGCTAAATCGGAAACTTGGTACTTATGGCAATGGTGACGGCAAAGATGCCTCACATACAGGTCCAAACAAAGGAAAGCTAGAGAAACCCTCTACTAACCGACGCAGACCACGCCTAAAGATCAAATACGCATGACCCCTTTACTTCCAACTCCTGAACATTATCTACACAACCTAATAACCATGACATCCTCTGAAGCCAAGCGCCTTTGGAGGCGCAGCATCAAAGAACATTTTGGCTGTACATGTGTTTATTGCGGAACTACTTATGAATTACA